GTATGTAAGAGGTGGTGATACATATGCTGCTTATACTCAGCCCCATTGTATCAGCGGGGGGACTTATTTGTGTTCGGAACGCCCAGCCACCAGTAGGACTTACGAGCACGCACTGCCTAAAGGATTCATCGGTTCGGTCTTGCCCTTACCACCTCATTTTATTTAGTATAACTTTATGTTAAGCGTTTGTCAACTCGCTTCTGATACTCCTGCTGGATCAACTCAAATGCCTCATGCATTGGTAGTTCCTTCTCTATGATCTCTCTGACTTTACCAGTCTCCACAAAGGATTGACAGAATTCATAGACACTTCTATCAATATTATGCTTGTGTTGATGAACAATTGCTCCTAAGCAAAACTGTCTTGCTTGGAGATCATTCTTTTCATAAGACCAATCAGGGATCATAATGTACTACTCGGATAACTGGGACATCGGGTCGAACCTTTACCATCATATCACAAAGTGCAAGATAAAACTCTGCTTTTCTCTCGGAGATCCTGGAATAATTCTTAAGTTTTACCCAACGATCACCCTTGCGGATTTCTAAACCACACATCTGAAGATGTCATCTACTGCATTATATATTGTGCAACATCAAAGTACATGTATGCTGCTACTGTTGTAAAGAATGCTAATTGATACATCATGCTCCTGAAGGTAGTGTAACGGGGATCATCTTGCCACCACTGGTGTCATCATCGTCATCATCTGGGTTAAATGCTCTCAACAACAGCTCTATCAACACTAAAGCAGCCATAGGATAGAAAACCCAGAGGACTGCTAGAAGTGGTGATACTGTGTTGGTCTCGACTATTAAATCGGACATCGTATTGTGTAGATATGTTACGAGTAAGTATTTATACTTTAGAATAAACCTGGAATGATCTGACCAGTTGTTAGATAGGCTCCAACTCCTGCGATCAGTCCAACCATTGCCCAACGTCCGTTGGTAAGTTCAGCTTTTTCGTTAAACATTGTTGTCTCCTTTTCGATAACTTGGATAGGTGGTTCCTTAGCAAACATATTTTGCCTGCCACCGTCTTCAGTAGTAACCATCTTAGTTTGTTAAGTAACGTAACAATATTATATAGTAATTGTTAAATTTCTGTCAAGTATTATTACCTATCCCTGACAATCTTAAGAGAATGTTATGTGATCCTGTCCCATGCCACCAAGAAGACCAGTGCCTACAGTCACTGTATCAGCAGCAAGGTTAGTGTCACCTATGTCTAGTGGGATGTATGGATTCTCCATCGTGAATGGATCAGATCCAAAGTTGTCCTTCACATTAAAAGTTATACTCTCACTCGCTGTCTTATTGTCATCCAATTCTGTGTGCTGATTCTGTTGTTCGATAGCACGTAGTCCCATGTAGTGTCTCCATAGCTCACTAAGGGTCTGTTCCTTCTCATCGATCTTAAGTGCTTCGATGACTGCATTCTTTGCTGCTACTACTGCCTGTTGATACGGTGTAAATGTCATAAGTCTCCTTAGATAAAGTGATACCATCCTGTTGCGATGATTTTTTCATGTGTTTCAGACTTGCGTCCTTTGTGGTGCCATGTCCAATCTGATGGCCAGATTGCACACTTTCCCTTCTCTGCTTCTATGTATTGTTGCTGGTGAAAGAACTCTGTACCTCCATTAGGAACATCGTTTAAGTATACCATCCAAACCAGATGTCTGTACGTGTTGGATCTGCTTGATGATTGTCTTTCACAATGCCATAGATGATACCCACCTCCAGGTTTATAGTACTGAAGGTTAAAGAACTCTTCCATCTTCCACATGTTTGTCTTAGTACACAGTGGAAATCTCTCAGCATAGTTATGACAGACACGATTGACTTCAGCAGTGAAGTCTCTGACTCTACGGTCATTGATACCTACAAAGATAGGATAATCCATAGAGTCTTTGATGTCTGTATTAACCATGCCACCACCATTGTCATCAATAGTCTGTCCTTCACCACCCTCAAAGATATCTTGAGTGTGATAAAAATCTACCAATGCATCAGTTACCTTCTGATCTATGAACTCTGTGTACAAAAAATCAGTACGAGGTTTGGCAACCATGCCATCATAAACAATAGCCTGGTCTATACCCATGGTGGTCCCTGTATCCATCCTACTAGACTCCTACGTTCTCCTTTAGTGACTGCATTAACCTGATGATAGTCATCTGAGTGGAAGAATATCATTGTCCCTGCCTTTAAAGGTATCTCTTGATTGATTAACATAAACTCCCCACCCTCAAAGTCTTCATTCAGAAGGAGTACGAACGAGACTTTTCTGATTCGTTCTTCTTTTCTTTTGTTTCTACACCACTCTGACTCGTCTTGATGCCAATCATATCTATCTCCCTCTGCATACTTCGTAATTTGTAGAGGCTCCAGAAAGTCGAGCTCGAAGTGCCACTTAGCAGCTTCGTTAACCCGCTGACAATAACTTTGGATGACATCTTTGAGGAGTTGCGACTCAATAAAGGCGACAGAAGACTGACGTACGTCTTCGATTTCTGTTGGCTCATAGTTAGGTTCCCCTATCTCTTTAAGTATCCTTGCGAACTCATCATCCTCAAGTTCGACTGTAACGTATCTATCTCTGTAGTTCATGGGGTGTCGGAATATAACCTGCAATGTTAAAGGAGACTACTGTCCTGATAACAGAACTCTTATTAGGATCCTGCTGATGTAGTAGATAACTTGGAAAGAATACTATGTCACCTTCCTGTACCTCTGGAGTATATGATAGCATATCTCCATTAAAAAAGTTATGGAAGGGTGCATAGAATGTAGTAGGTTTATGTAGGAGTGGATCGAACTCAACATAGAAGGCAGCAGACACACCTAAAGCACCATGATTATGTACTCCATGCATCTGACCAGAAAATGTTTTCTGATACCACATACTTGTGATCTGTATGTCCCTTGGATAGGACTCCTGAAACTCATCTAGAACAGGTTGTAACGCCTCTGTAACGACATCGTAATACCTTGGAAGGGTTCGACTATTATTATTGTCAAAATAATCTGACTCCATGTCATCAAACTTACCGTAACCACTAGAGTTTACCTCTGCCAGTGTGCTACCAGTAGTTAGATTAGATAATATTTCTGGTTTCCAGTAGTCCCAATTAGGTACACTGAAAGACTCAATTGGTACTGTGAACATTCTTAATAAACCATTCAGCATCAACAACAACAAGAGGTTTCTTGTGATTCTTTTTCATGAACAGTATAGGTTCATGGTCTCCTGCGTTAGCACATGCCTGTGCATATGCTTCATACACATTTAATTTCTCTACGTTCTTACATTCTATACTGAACGGGAACTTTTGTCTAGCATCTCTTGCCATGATGAGATCCTCACCACCAGCACCCATGCTACGTGATTCTATATCTTCAGGGTGAACATCTCTATGTTCTATAAGCATGTCACGTACCCACTGCTGGAAACGTCTGCCTTTTCCCTTAGCACTTTGTGGTTTCATAAACTACTGATTACTAATGGAAGTAACCGATGCTCTGCTTGTTGTACCCTTTGTGTCAATGATTCTAATGTATCATCGGGACAGATATTTACTACTGATTGATCTATGATCTCACCAGAGTCTAATTCTTCTGTCACATAGTGCACAGTGCATCCAGTCTTCTTGTCACCACTATCTAGGGCTTGTTTGATGGCATGCATTCCTTTGTACTTAGGTAGTAGGGATGGATGCACATTAATAATCTTGTTGGGAAATGCTTTGATGAAATCAGATGATAACACCCTCATATATCCTGCTAATACTATGAGATCAACTCTCCATGCCTGAAACAACTGGATCATTTGATCTTCATCCTTAGCAGCGATCCTACAGTGTGGGATACCTAATTTATTTGCTCTAGCAATAGCACCACACTCTTTCTTGTTGTGTATCATCAACACAACTTCATGTTGACTGCAGGTTCTTACTATGTTCTCGAAGTTAGTGCCATTTCCAGAACACATTACTCCTATTCTCATCGGTTTAAGAATAGTATGAGACCACGTATGAACATGCCTGCGAATAGCACATAGTATATCCACAGACCTGTTATCATCATCTTATTGTAACGTGATCCTCTCACGTAATGAACTTCACCTTGACGATCCCATCCGTCAAGCATGTATTCACTTGGATCTATTCGTCTTGTCATAAGGTGGTTCCTCCTCACCCACTGGGTGCTTAAAGTGTTGAGTGTCAAAATAGGATACGTAATCAAACTTACCCTCTCTTTCGTCTAGTACTTCATGTAACAGGATCTTTAACTCTTTAACATACTCAGGTGTAAACAACCT